GCAACTGGAAATACTGGACAGCAAGGTTCCACTGGTGCCACTGGAAACACTGGACAACAAGGTTCTACTGGAGCAACTGGAAACACTGGACAACAAGGTTCTACTGGGGCCACTGGGAATACTGGACAAACTGGAGCTACTGGTGCCACTGGACAAACAGGACAAGTTGGTGCTACAGGAGCTACTGGATTAAGAGGTAGTACTGGAGCAACTGGGGCTACTGGACAACAAGGTTCTACTGGAGCAACTGGAAACACTGGACAACAAGGTTCCACTGGAGCTACTGGAAATACTGGACAAACTGGAGCAACTGGGGCCACTGGAAACACTGGACAGCAAGGTTCTACTGGAGCAACTGGAAATACTGGACAAACTGGAGCAACTGGGGCCACTGGAAACACTGGACAGCAAGGTTCTACTGGAGCAACTGGACAAACAGGACAAACTGGAGCCACTGGAGCCACTGGTATACGAGGTAGCACAGGAGCCACTGGGGCCACTGGATTCACTGGTGGTACAGGTGCCACTGGCCCAAGCACAGCAATAAATGCCACCGCTACAACTACTGCTGCATCTTATTATCCTGTGTTTATTGCAGGTGCAGGTACCAATCAGACGCCATTAGTTAGAACAACTGCTACAGCATTTGTATATAATCCTAGTTCTCAAGTATTAAGTGGTGTTGCACAGTTATCGGGTACATCTACAAATGTTACTATAACTGCTGGTACATATAATTGGGTATTTGATAATGTAGGTAACTTTACCAAGACATTTGCCAATGGCACAGGTAACATTGGATCTACTACTAATACATTTAATACAATTCATGCACGAGCTACTAGTGCATTATATGCTGACCTTGCTGAAAAATTTGAAGCTGATAATAATTATCAACCTGGCACTGTACTAGATTTTGCAGGCACTAAAGAAGTAACAATGAGTTTATCTAATCATAGTCCCAGAGTTGCTGGTGTTGTTTCTACTGAACCAAGCTATTTAATGAATGCTGCACAATTAGGGGATTATACTGTTAAATTAGCATTACAGGGAAGAGTGCCCACAATGGTAATAGGTCCCATATCCAAGGGAGATTTATTAGTCACTAGTGATATACCCGGAGTTGCACAAAAACTTAATCCAGTTTACTATCAACCTGGAGTTGTAATTGGTAAGAGTTTACAGGATTATACAGATACCTCACCGGGATTAATTGAAATAGTTGTGGGCAGATTCTAATGCAATTAACGGGTGGAGTACAAATAAATGGCGGATATATATCTGGTTATGTAGCAGAACCGTTAGCTTATACTACATCACCTGCACTTACTGACCCCGGACCTATTAACTCATACTATTGGAGACAGTTATATAAGGTTATCTATACTGCTGCTGAACTTAATGCAGCTGGTTTATCTGGCAGTACACAGTTAACAGGTCTTATGTTATATGTAATAAGTGTACCATCACCGTTACCGCCTACAGTAATTATTGGACTTACTAATACAGTTTCTGCAGTGGGATCTGATATAACATCAGGATGGACCACAGTATTTAATGGAGCTTATCCTCAAACTCCTACTCTTAATTCAGCTACAAATCCTGTATATAGTTTAAGATTCGAATTTAGTTCTACATTTACCTGGGATGGAACTAGCAATCTCGGTATAGGATTTGCTGATGCTAGTAGAGGTGCTTTTACTACTGGTGGCACAGTGGCCACTAATTCCGGTGGATCTGCTAGATTTACCAGAGCTGACCTTGCTGGTGCCTATGCTTTAACTGATTCAGCTTCCAGTACTCAGTCAGGGCGAGCTATTTGTTATCTAGTGAAAAAATAATTAGGTATTTTTTTGTAATACACGTAAATTATTACGTTTCATTTCACTGTTGATAGTCATTGATAATCCAGGATGTTTGGGATTAGGTAAATCTTCTAATTTTACCCAACAATATCCTTTATGTTCAATATTAAGTAAAGGAATAAATTCTTCTTCTACTTTAATTAAAAATGTATAATAGACAAAGTGTTTATTATTGCTTTCATATTTGTCAATACTTAGATATTGAGCTTCTTTAATTTCCCCGCCCAATTCCTCTTTTATTTCGCGTTTAAGGCCTTGAACAACAGTTTCTGAAGTATCAACTTTTCCGCCTACTATGCCCCAGGTTCCTGAATATCTGCCTTGGTTTCTTAGTAAGAACAAATATCTATCTGTGGAAGTGCAATATATTAAAGCACCACAACTTATTATAGAATTAGTTCCCATTTACCTGCCTCATAAAACCCTTGATAACTCTTTGTCCAGCTGGATCCATCCCATTTATATTGAACACCGGTGGTTAAATTTGTCATATATTGTGTTGTCGGTACAATCGCACTATTAAATGCTACAAACCAATGTTGGCCATTAAATTGTATTATATCATTTGCGTTAGCTACCAGAGGTGTATTATCTACTCCTTTCCAATTGTAGATAGGTTGTTCGACCTCAGGTGTACTATAATTTTTTACAATTAAGTATCTAGTACCATTTTGCATTGATTGTAAGTCTCTGTCTGGTCTTTCATTGGTTGGATCAATTATAGCATTTACAGGTGCTAAGGTGTTACTGGGTATAGTATCAATATCTATATTATATATTAGTGTACTAGCATCCTGAGGATTATATGCCACTGTACCTACTAGTTCATTGCCATCAGGCATTTCTAATTTAATTTGACTCGTGCCGTTACTGAGGTTGCCATAAACATTAATTAAATTGCGCCATTGATCTCTTACAGCATCTTGATCAGTTGTTAATCTGTGAAAGCTGATAAGATCATTTTGTTGTGCAGTTATTAATTTATTTGTAGTAACCACATCACCATTTACAGATAAAACTCTAATAGATGATTGATATAACGGCTCTTTATATGTATAAAAAATGTTTGATACTGCAGTTGTTGCAACTGATGATAAAGTAAGTTGTGTGTTGCTAGTGATTGAACTAATATTGCCAATAAATACATTTCCTGAACTTACTGATGCTGTATATAAACTAGTGTTAGCAGATAAATTAGATTGGAAAAATGTACCAATACCTGTCACTATATTGCTATTTGCACTTACACTAATAGTTCCTGGACCTGTTACTCTTACTGCAGCTACAGTCATACCGGGCTCTACGTTAGTTGTATTATCCAAGTGTATTCTTACGTTAGCATTAGCTGCGGTTGCTAATTTTTTAATTATGTTTTCCCCAAAGTATTCTATTACATTTTCATTATACTTTACTAAACTTAATTGGTTGCCGATTAAAATGACTCCGTATTGTAAAGGAGTAAAATGTTGACGACTCATTAAATTAGAATCACTATAAATTGCCTCATCTATATTACCATCTGCATCGAATATACTGGCTATAATCTTTTGTATTACGCCAAACTTTTTAATAAGTGCAGGTGCATTAATAAAAATTGGCATTTCAAATGTTAGTGTAGCTACATCTATAGGAGTTTCTGTTCCTATAGGAATTGTTCGCGAACTCCATGTAACATCATTTAGTAACACATAGGTTAAACTACTCCAATCAATATAATTGTCAGTACTTTGAATTTCAAGGGCAGGATTAAATAGTGTACAGAGTTGTTCTAGGACCTGTAATTTTTGTTCTGTATTACTGGTCCAAATATCTACTTTGAGTGTTAATTTGTAAGGAACTGGCATCAAACGTTCTACACTAAACACATCTCCTTCTGTAGTAGTGTAATTACCGGTTTGAGGGTCGAAATATCGTTCTCTTAAATTCATTTTACCTATGTAGGTGGGATTCTGTAATCTTGCACGATCATAAGTTAATCCACTGACGTAGACTGCCATAGCGGGTACAGCATTTAAATAATTTTCACTATTTTGTTTTATAATAGTTGCTGCTTGTCTACTACTATCGCCATAAATTACCGGGACTCGTTGTAAGGCGGTAATTCCCTGACTATTTTTTCCAAACTCAACTTGAAAGTTACTGATCATTCTAATAAATTGAATAATGTATCGACGTATTTGTTGATCATAAAAAAAACTTTGTAACGACATAGTATTGATTCCGATTAATTATCTGCCTTAGGGGTAAATGCTTTACTGAGACTTTGACGTGTTGGTAAAGTTTGACCCTCTTGATTAGTATAGGTACTTGTATCATTAACAAAGATACTGCGTTGAGTACGATTATTTGGTCCTGGAGTAAGATCTGTCCTTACTGCATCCTCTATCTTAATCCATCGTGTGCCATTGTATCTAAATAATCTATTAGGTACAAAATCTGTTCTTAATGCATAGTCGCCTACTGTAGGTGTAGTTGGAAAACTGGATCCTGCAGTCACTGGCCAACCATTGGGAGCTAGACTATCACCCCCTAGATAAGCTGGGACATTACTGTCAGGTGTAGTAGCATTGGTGCTGCTATATGTACTAGTACTATCAACCGTTAAACTTGTATAATCAACTCTGGTACCTGTTGGATCTCCTGGTGCACCATTTGGGTCTAATGGTTCTATATATAAACTAGAAGTATCTGTTCCGCTTTTTGGTACATCTATTTCTGCCTGTCTAATGATAGCATCATTAATTTCAATTAATTTACTCAGATTACTTATTACATTAGAAAGTGGCACATCGGTATTGTCTCCTGCAGGTAGGTTATTTAAAATATCCTTATATTCTTGACTATCTACCAAGGGAGTCGCTTTAATTCTCCAAAGATGAGGATACCAAGTTTGACTAAATCCTTCGGCTGCATATGTAGCATCCTGTACTACATAGTATCTTTTAAGTGCTGCGGGTATATCTTCGTTCAGTGGATAATAGTCTTTCTTATGAGGAAGCTCTAGAACATCCCCTGACATAATTTTACGTCCTATCATCTCTACCATATCATTAACATGAAATACAATAAAAATAGTTTCCGGACTTAAAAATATACCGAATTGTTTGAGATCGAAATCATTATCGGTAACAGTGTAAATACCCCGCATTTTGTAGATACTTTGATCGTATTTTCTATCGCGATTTTCTAAAAACAATAGATCCTGGATGTTTAATGCACTTTGATTACTATAAACAGGATTAGTAGCATCCTTCCAAAAAATTGATATAGGACTGCCCGAAGATAATGCCGAAGTAGTATTACTGCTTAGGGTAACAGTATTAGCAGTAGTATTAGATCGAATAATTGTTGTATTAGCGGTTATTCCGGTGCCCGATACAGTTTGACCAGGCTCGAAGGTTGATACGTTAGCAAACGATAGGATATTTGTATTTGCAACAGCGTTGGCCGTTAGAGTATAGCTAGCGGCTTGAACAGTTGTGCCTAAATATTTGTGAAGATGTACACCAGTGCCACCTATTGTAAAAGTTTCACTTATTCTACGATCTAAAAATTTATAATCGTTAGTATGTGTTTCTTTCCATAAACTGAGACGAGGAATGTTAGTTCTCCAAAATTATTATGTATTTATTTTATAATTTGCTCGTTATTCAATCTGATGCTATAATTATGTTTGTGTGTCAAGGAATTCATATGGTAAAAAAAATCAAAATTGAATCAAAATCCCCAGTTGTTAAGAAAAAAGCACTGCGCAGCCAGTATGCCAGTGACGAAAAGTATACTGGAATAGAACCAGTCTGGGATACCGAACGTGCAAAGGACATGTCTGATGAGCAATTTGATCATTTTTTGCGTAAAAGTTTTTATTACTACAATTATCATTTTTCCCAAAAAGATCTACGTAAGTTAGTAAATGATTGGGTTACCAATGATAGCAAATATAACAAAGACGAAATTAAGATTTTTGAAAAACTGTCAGACAGCAGTCTCCCGATGACTCTGTGCAGTATAATTGCAGCACATAATCAAGGAATGCCATTAAGGGACAAGGTGCTGGCCTATATTAATAATACTGTTCGAGATCTTATTGATAAAAGTGGTAATGTTTATAGTTCTACTACATCTCTGGCTCGGGTAGTAAAACCGCAGCAAAGTGAGGTAAAAATGCCTTCTATTCAAGATAGAATAGCAGAAAAAACATCAGAAATTTTAGGCGATTTTGAAGGTATGTATGACGATGTGATATTGAAAAATTCTGTGAATTTTAAGCCCTATGATTTTTTTAAAGAGCGTAATGTGGCTCAAAGTCAAATTGGTAAGTTTGAAAAACTAATAACCAGTCGACAGGCAGAAATACTAGCTGCTCAAAAAGCCACTGACCCTCAATTGAAAGAAGCATATCGGCACTTTAAAACTGCAGATTTTAAAAGGCATCTAGCTTTTTTTAAAATTTGTTTAGAAGATATTGAGCAATACAAACAGGTCAAAAAAGCAACAAAGAAAGCAAGGATCAAAAAGCCCACTAGTAAAGACAAGTTAGTTGCAAAATTACAGTATCTTCGCGAAGACAAAAATTTAAAGTTAGTAAGTATCAATCCGATTGATGTAATAGGTGCAAAAGAACTTTGGATCTATAACGTAAAAACTAGAAAATTAGGTAGATATATAGCCGAGGATACCGCAGATCTGGCAATCAAGGGCACTACAATTATCAATTTTGATCCAATGAAAAGTATTACTAAAACGATACGTAAACCTGACGAAAAACTAAAAGAATTTTTTAAAGCTAGTAAAGCACAACTAAAAAAGTTTATTCAAGATATTAAGGCTACAGAAACACGATTAACGGGACGAATTAATGTTGATGTAATACTATTAAGAGTTCAGTAGTAATAAATATGGGTAATAGGACCATATTTTATGACAACTGCAAATGTTACAATTCAAAGCAATTTACAAAATGATCTCAGTATAAGAACACTTAATTTGGGCGGGCCTGGTCCCATTAGTACTGCCAGTGCGATTGCAGCTAATGATCAAATTCAGACTCTAAATCAACTGCGCAATGATATAATTGATTATGTAAAACTTAGATTAGGTGATCAACTTGTTGATGTAGAATTAGATAAAGAACATTATGATCTTGCCATAAAACAGGCCCTAGCTAAATATCGCCAACGAGCTCCTAACAGTACAGAAGAAAGTTATGCATTCTTAGATCTTTTGCCTGAAGTACAGGAATATATATTACCAAATTATATTCAAGAAGTTAGAGCTATTTATCGAAGGGGTATTGGTTCAGTTAGTGGTACCACTGCCAGTCAATTCGAGCCATTTGCTTCGGGATATCTTAATACCTATATGTTAGTGGCAGGCAGGGTGGGTGGATTAACTAATTATGAATTTTTTGTAAGTTATCAAAAATTAGCAATGAGAATGTTTGGCGGTTTCATGAATTTCAATTGGAATCGTGTGACTAAGAAACTTACACTGGTAAGGAAAATCCCCGAATATGGACATACTTTTTTTACTTTAGGCAGTCTCAGTGCTGCAGCAACCACACCAGGAGCAGTGATTACTATTACACTAAACCAGCCTGTTACCATGAGTCCCGGAGACAGTCTATATATTCAAAATTGTCCAGTAAATGGCTATAATGCTCAATACATTTTACAAACCATTAATGGTGCAGGAACAATTTTAACTGTACTGGCTAATCAAAGTTTAGCTGCAACATCGGTTAGTGGATTCAACCTTAGCAGTACACAAATATGGAGTCCAACAGTAGATGGTGTCGATAATACTGAAAGTGTACTACTTCAAGTTTATAATTTTAAACCTGACAGTGTAATAATTAGTGATCCTCAGGTGTATCCATGGATTCAAGAATATGCTTTGGCTTTTTGTAAGGGTATATTGGGACAGGCAAGAAGTAAGTTTTCCACTCTCAATGGTCCGCAGGGAGGTACAACATTAAATGGCACCGCACTAATTCAAGAATCACAATTAGAAATGGAAAAACTTGAAACTGATTTAAGAAGTTATGTGGATGGATCGACTCCTTTAAGTTTTGTGATTGGTTAATTAAATTTTTTAATTTTATTCTAATTGTGTTACTATACTGTATAGTGAAATAGGTACAGGAAACTTCAGTGAATTTCAATAATAAATCTAAGATAGTGGGTTTGTGCGGCTTGATAGGTAGTGGAAAAGATACGGTAGCTGATTTTTTAGTAGAAAACTATGACTTCAAACGTGATAGTTTTGCAGCAGCATTAAAAGATGCAGTAGCTAGCATCTTTGGTTGGGATCGTGAAATGTTAGAAGGTAAAACCCCTCAAGCACGGCATTGGAGAGAACAGGTAGACACTTGGTGGGCTAACAGATTAGGTATCCCCGCTCTTACTCCACGTTGGGTATTACAGTATTGGGGAACCGATGTACTAAGGAATCATTTTCATACTGATATTTGGATTGCAAGTTTAGAACATAGATTTTTAAATATGAATCAAAATATTGTAATATCTGATTGTAGATTTCCTAACGAAATAACAGCAATTAAATCATTAAATGGGCAGGTTTTTCGTGTAATGCGTGGTGAGGAACCTTGTTGGATTGAAGATGCAAAGTGTTTTATGCGAGGACCTGAACGTAATATCGGATGGGCATTGGCTCGAAAATCTATAGAAGAACAAAAAATTCATCCCAGTGAATATAGTTGGGTTGATACAGAATTTGATAAAATCATTGACAACAATGGAAGTTTAGATGAATTATACGAACAAATTAGATTGTTAATCTAATTACTAGAGATATCTGAGATTTTTAAAGAATGTCCCAGTCGTTGGGACATTTTTTTTGGTTTTACGATAAATATCTTTAATAGTAATAGAGGAAAAACAATATGGCTCTTGTATCTCCAGGCGTACAGGTAACTGTAATAGATCAAAGTAACTATGCACCTACAGCAATTGGTTCTGTAGCTTATATTCTTTTAGCGACAGCAGAAGACAAGGTTGCCCCAGGCGGTACGGCATATGCTGCAGGAACACTAGTAACTAATGCAGAAAAAGTTTATACAATTACCAGTCAACGTGATTTAGTTACTACATTCGGTACTCCAATATTTAAAACCACTGCTAGTGGAGCTCCTATCAATGGCGACGAACAAAATGAATATGGATTACTTGCTGCTTACAGTTTATTAGGTATAAGCAATCAAGTTTATGTACAAAGAGCTAATGTAGATTTAGGAAAACTTTCAGGAACAACAATCCGTCCAGTAGATAATCCTCCCACTGGTACTTACTGGTTAGACACTGTGAATAGTGATTGGGGTGTATACGAATGGAACAGTGCAACACAGGAATTTACTAAAAAAACAGTTTCAGTTCTTAATTCAGCTGATCAAATTGTAAGTAATGTACCTAATGTATCTGTTGGAAGTATCGGTACCTATGCTGTAAATACAGTTGATACACCCAATAAAATTTATTATAAAACCTACGATAATACTTGGCAGCTTATTGGTAGTGATGCATGGAAACAAAAAATTCCATTAGTAATCAATACAGTTACTAGTCCAGATATTCAAGCTAATTCCAGTATAACAATAAATGGAACTAACATTGCTCTTACTGTAGGATCTAACTTAACTACCATCGTATCTGCAATTAATGCTGAAACTGCTACTACTGGTATTAGAGCTAATGTGCTGTCCACTGGATTTATGGCACTGTTTACTAGCAATATTACACTAGCACCAAACGCTAATTTGTACGCATTTTCTACTACAGCATCAACATTATGGTCAGACATAGGATTTACAGTCAGCAATGCTACTAGTGCAATTTATTCGGCTGCTGACACACAGATTACTCCTTATTATAATGTACCAGTCTGGCAAGGCACTGCTGGCAATGCTGCTCTTAAGCCTTCTGGTAGTGTGTGGCAAAAAGCCAGTAAGTTAGGATCTGGCTTAAGTCTTTCAGTAAAACGTTATAGTACTACAACAGAAAATTGGACAGCACAGACTGTTAATAATTTTGCTAATATATTTTCTGCTTCCTATAACCTAGATCCAACTAGCGGCGGTACAAATATTGTTGCTGGTACAGTGTTTACACAGTATAATACAACTTATGATGATACACTTGCCACTTACTTGTGGTATAGAAAAAATACTACTGCCACAGTAGGAACCGGATCAGACGCTACTCCTACTTTTACAAATATTACTGGCAATACGTTTGTAATTACTGCACGTAATGGTTTAACCAGTGATGCTACTACTAACTATACAATTACCATTACTGCTAATACTGCAGCAGGTATCATTGATCCTGTAAATGCAGCTAATATAGCTTATGTTACAGCAGGGGTGGCATCAACTGGGGAAATTATCTTTACTCATGCTAATGGTGGCGATATACTAATTGATGATACAGACGGAGCACTTGCACAAGTTGGTATAACAACTTCGGGAACAAATATCTATAATGACCCAAGCGGAGATGGCAATGTAATTATTAGTAATTGGGCACCAATTGTAACCACTGACTTTTATGTCGACAGTGGATCACCAACTGTGGCTCCTGCCAGTGATACTTTATGGTATTATGGAACACCTAGCAGAGTTGATATTATGATTAACAATGGTAGTGCTTGGGTGGGATACAGAACACTCAGTAGCGATATCAGAGGATATAATCTAACACAAACCAATGATAATGGAGTAATTGTTAGTTCAGTAGAACCAACAGAGCAAGATAATGGTAATGGTTTAGTGTATGGTGATCTTTGGCTAGATACAAGCGATTTAGAAAATTATCCTAAACTTTATAGATATCAAAATGTAAATGCTGCTAATACATGGGTAGCAATTAGCACAACAGATAACACCAGTACTAACGGTATTACATTTGCTGACGCAAGATGGGCCACTAGCGGTAACGTAAATCCTGCCACAGATGATATCCCTGCAATTTCTGCACTAGCAATTAGCAGCTATGTAGATTTAGATGCTCCAGATCCTGCATTATATCCAAGAGGTATGTTGTTATGGAATACAAGAGCAAGTGGATATAATGTTAAACGTTATAAAACAAACTATTTTAGTGCTGTAGCTTATCCAGGTGAGACACTACCAACAGAAAAAGCAACTTGGTTATCTGTTAGTGGATATGATAGCAGTAATGTGCCTAATTTTGGACGTAAAGCACCAAGAAGTGTTGTTGTAAGTGCATTAAAATCTGCAATAGATTCCAGTATATCTATTAGAGAAGATAATAACTTCTTTAATATTATGGCTTGTCCAGGATATCCTGAACTAATACCAAATATGGTTAATTTAAACAGTGATAAAGATAGCACTGCGTTCGTGATAGGCGATACACCTTTAAGATTACCAGCTACAGGCACAGCAATTACTGCATGGGCAGATAATACTGCACAAGCGTCAGCCACTGGTGAAGAAGGGCTTGTAACGACCAGTCCCTATGTTGGCATTTATTATCCCAGTGGATTAACAACTGATCTTTCGGGAACCTCTGTGGTGGTTCCCCCTAGCCATGCTGTACTAAGAGCAATAATTAAAAATGATACCATTGGTTTCCCATGGTTAGCTCCTGCTGGAACACGTAGAGGTATCATTGACAACATAAGCTCTATAGGATATGTTGATGCAGATAGCGGACAATTTATTAGTGTTGGAATTAATCAAGGGTTACGTGATGTTCTATATCAGAAACAAATTAATCCTATGACTGTGTTACCAGGCAGTGGATTGCTTATTTACGGGCAAAAAACTCTAAGTGGTACTCCCAGTGCATTAGACAGAATCAATGTAGCAAGACTAGTAAATTATCTAAGAAGTCAGTTAAACATTATTACAAGACCATTCTTATTTGAACCAAATGATCCAATTACTCGCACTGCTGTTTCTGCAGTTTGTACTAGTCTATTGAATGATTTAATAGCCAAACGGGGTGTTACTGATTATTTGGTAGTGTGTGATACATCAAATAATACACCAGAAAGAATTGCACGTAATGAACTGTATGTTGATATAGCAATTCAACCTACAAAAGATGTTGAATTTATTTATATACCTATTAGACTTAAGAATCCTGGGGAAATTCAGGATGGTAATATTGCATCGGCTCAAGCCGTAGGAACAGGAGCATAAAAAATGGCAGTTAGTTCATTAACAAGATTTACAGTACCATTAGGTGGTAATCAAAGTGCGACAACTCAGGGTTTACTAATGCCCAAACTAAAGTTTCGCTATCGCGCAACTTTCTTAGATTTAGGAATTAGTAACCCCAAAACAGAGTTAACTAAACAAGTGGTTAGTTTTGCACGACCAAATTTAAGTATGACTCCTGTTGAAATTCCTGTTTATAATAGTAGAATATATATTGCAGGACGTCCTACGTGGGAACTCACACAGGTTGTATTTAGAGACGATGCAGGTGGTAATGTCAGTCGTTTAATCGGCGAACAACTGCAGAAGCAATTTGATTTCATGGAACAGGCCAGTGCAAGTTCAGGTATCGACTACAAATTCATTTCTAAATTTGAAGTACTTGACGGTGCTAACGGCGCAATCGAGCCCGTTGTGTTAGAAACATGGGAATTATATGGTTGTTTCTTAACTACCGTTAACTACGGAGATGGAGATTATGTATCAAATGATCCAATGACTATTACATGTCAAATACGCTATGACAATGCAATTCAAACAACAAGTCCAGGGGGAGTGGGTAATCCGGTTCCTAGAGCAAATGGACAAACTATCACTGGATAACGTGTAATAAGAAGACCTTTAGCCCGCAATTTTGCGGGCTTTTTTGTGACTAAATAATATTATGGCTAGTTTATACAATGCAGGATTAAAACCTATTGCTCCCGGGGGAAAAACTCATCCCTACGATCATGCAACTAAACTTTTTGTAGCCGATAATTTTAGACTTAGCCCAAAGCACACGTTCTTATATTATGTATGTCTTAATATAAATCAGGATGTTGCTCAAGGCATTCTTAGTTTAGTAGGAGCAGCAACAGAAAGTCCAAGTAGTCAAAGTCTTGTAGAGCAATATGAAACTGGTTTATTAGTCAAACAAATAGATCTACCTAAGTTTACTATCAATACTAAAATATATAATGCTTATAATAGAAAAAATATCGTCAGTAATGCTATTCAATATGATGCTGTATCAGTGACATTCCATGATGATGCGGCTAATGTCGTAAACAATTTTTGGAATGACTATTATACATATTATTATAGAGATAGTGATTATCAACCTGAGTTATATGGAACAGATCATAAGTATACTTTACGCCAAAGAACGAAATGGGGATTCACTCCAAGAAATAGACAATTAAAACCTTTCTTGAGAGATATTCAAATATTCAGTTTACATAACAAAAGATTTACCGAATATAGACTTGTTAATCCTGTGATTTCAAGTTGGAGACACGGTCAACATGACTCAACTGAATCTAACGGAATAATGAGTAATCAAATGCTTGTGCAATACGAGACTGTAAAATATAGAACAGGTACTGTAAATCCAGTAGATGTTAACGGTTTTGCAGTCTTACACTATGATAACTTTCAAAGTCCTATTAGTGATAGTATTACTAATATCGATACCAATGCTGGGGTATTGGGAGCAATCGCTACAGCGGGTAGTAAGGATCTTGCTAGACCAGATGGTACCGGCAGTGGTAGAGGTATATTTAGTAGTTTGTTAACAGCATATAATACCTATAATAATATAAAAAATGCAAATTTTAAATCATTGGCTGCAGTTACTATTGGACAGGTCGGTGCACGTATAATTAATGGTACCGTAAATAATGCCTTAACAGGATATAGTTTTCCAACATTTAATAGTACACCTGGTTATAGTCCAAATGCTACATCTACAGTAGAAAACAATAATCAAGTGGGTCAAACGCCATATCCTAATTCTATCAGTACCAGTATAGGCGGAGCTATTACAGTTGCAGCCATTGGGTCTGCAGTAAATGTTGGCCAATCTGCGCAAGTAAATCAAAGTCAGGCCTTGGTCGAACGAGGTGTTGCTACTGGAACAGAGCAACGTAGTCCCATTGCTGCTGCAGTTGTTGGACAAATAGGTTCGGCACCATCTACTGTTAGTGTAAATCCAAGCTCAGGTCAACCTATAATTGGAGCTAGCACTATATTAATTGGCGATGGTAAAGGCGGATTTGTTCCATCGCAATTGACTACTTCTACTGTTGGTAGTGCATTTAATGCGTCTGATATTAATGTGAATAGAGTAGGACAACAGATATTCAAAGATAATAATTATACCACTACTGTGAACACATATTCTGATGGAACCATTATTGCCTTCGATGATAATAATAATATTCTTTATACAATACCCAAAGGTAGCCAAGCCTATACACCAGAACAGTTATCACAACTTAACACAGATGCATTAAGGAATCTTAATGTTAATACTGTCACAGGAACTAGGTTTGTTACTGATCCAGTAACTGGAATAGTAAGTGCAGTGGGTGGCACCACTGCAGTTGTAAGCAATACTATTACACAGGGAATTGCAGGAGTGACAGGTGCAGTAGCAGGTGCTAAAGTATATGAAGCCTTATCTAAGTCTGGTGCAGGTAAAGGAATATTCGGACAGGTTTTATCTGCTGGTGTTGGAGCAGGTGTTGGAGCAGGAATTTATAAAGTATCTAATAATTTATTACAGCCTATTATTAATAGTGGAGCCGGAGTTGTAGGACAAGTATTTGATGAAGCTAGCCAAGGAATTAAAAATCTATTTGGAACGTTTACCGGAAGTTCAGGAAAAACGGTAGATCCTACACAAAATATTCTTAAGGTAGAACAAAGTGATTTAGGTGGGTATATAACTTATTACAAAGATGGCAGTCAAATATTGAGAACAGGCAGTCAGGAAACAATACTAAAGCAAGGCAATGCAACAGACTTTTATCAATTTCAAGCAGGAGATATTGCTGCAGCAACTAATAATCCTGGCGCAATTGTAACTGATCAACAATTTAATCCATCATTAAGAGAAAATACAGAATTACAAAACCAATCAACTCCCGAAGCTGAAGATTCTTGGACAGAGTGGAATGATTGGAGTTCAACTGATCAATCCAGATCTTCAGACTATGATTATGGTGGTTACGATGAATAATATTCCTCAACAAAATGCCAACAACACAATTAAATATTTTAATAATTTTTACAATGATGTAGCTAGTATTAGTCAAAATGAAAATGATGCGATAGTATCATATTTTGAACAGTATACTGCAGATAAAGAAGCAGCACGAATATTAGCACAAACAGTAATCGATACTGCTAGTGCGCAAAAAGTTGATCCAATGATTGTACTGGATCAATTTAAGAAAGTGCCCAATAATGATATAAATGCTATATTAGCATTGTTTCTTAATATTAATAGAAATTCCACAAGTTTATTGGGAGTAAAGAGCTCACCAGTAACGAATCCTTATGTTGCAAGGACGATAATTTTTTGAAATGGGAAAATGGGCTCAGGGCAAATTTCAAATAAAAAACCCAGAAAAGTATGTGGGGAATAAAACACCTACCTACCGTAGTAGTTGGGAATTTGCATTTATGCAATTTTGCGATAATAATCCTAGTGTTATTAGTTGGGCTAGTGAAGCTATACATATTCCCTATCGTAATCCCTTTACTAATAAGAATACAATTTACGTCCCAGATTTCTTTGTTGTGTACATAGACAAAAATAACAAACGACATGCTGAAGTAATAGAAGTTAAACCATCATCTCAAACTGTTTTTGAATCCGCCAAATCCATTCAGGATAAGGCATCGGTAGCATTAAATATGTACAAATGGGATGCAGCTAAAAAATTTTGTGCCAGTAAAGGATTAGTGTTCAGAGTTATTAATGAACAACACATATTTAATGGTACAAAAAAAGGATAATCATGACAAAAAAGTTAGAAAGTTTGTTTAATCTTCCTACAAATGAGATCATAAATGATACCATTGAAGATTCTCAAGTAGAGTTAGCATTAGATGAACAACAAGAACAATTACAAGAAATTAATTTAGCAATAGACAAAATAGATGAGGCACTACCTGGGGTAAAAAATTTAGAAGCCAGTGACAAAGAACTAGACGAACTTGCAGAACTTGCAAAATCAAAATTCAATGATTTAATGGATCTAGGAATGAATGTAGAGTCAAGATTCAGTGGACCCATTTTCCAAACTGCTGGTATACTGCTGGGTCATGCTATTACAGCTAAGACTGCCAAACTAGATAAAAAATTAAGAATGGTAGATTTACAATTAAAAAAAGCCAAATTGGATCATCAAATAGAGACACAAAATGATAAAAAACAGCCAGCAATAGAAGGCGAGGGTGTCGTCTTGGACCGAAACAGTTTACTAAAACAAATATTAAATAAACCTCAATAAAATTTTATTTTTCGATAAATATCTAATAATAGGATTTACTATGAAAAGTTTTAAAGTTTATCTTTCCGAAAGTCAAAAAACCTACGATTTTAGACTTAGAATTGCTGGAGAAACGCCCACTGGGCTAGAAACAAAACTAAAACAGTGTCTTGAGGCCTACAAGTTAGTTGGGGTTAAAACAGTAAAACGTTTACCGATTCAAGAAAGTCCTCTCTTTCCAAATATGGGGCCTGTTGAAATTAATGTAGTAGATTTAAGTTTACAGTATCCTTGTACCGAGGATCAACTAATCGGCTTAATTTGTGAAGCCTTAGCATGTCATCAAAGTTGTCTACGACTTACACCTGCAAATAGTCCTTTTGAGTCTGCGATGGAAGGAAAGGAACAGAGTAACCTTGACGGTGATGTAGTTTTATCTAAAGAAGATATGACCACTATAAAACCAGATAAAGATCTAGTAGGCGATAGTCGTATACCTAATCTTATAAAAGAGTTAGAAGAAACTAGACGTTATGAATATACGGAAGCAGCTGGTGGCAAAACAGCAATGGGTAAAACTACAAATGATTTTAGTCAAGATAATATCAGTCCTGTCGGTAGTAAACAAAACAAAATTAATAAAGTAAAATAAGGAATTAAAAATGAGCAATATGCACGACATTTTGTCTAAATTAACAAAACTTTCTGATACTCCGACAAAGGCACCTGTGGCAGAAAAAAAACAGGTATTAAATGAAAATGCTAGTACAATCAACAAGAAGTATCAGCAATTTAAGTCTGATACTAAAAATCTAAATGAAAGCACTGTAAAAGAAGAACAGCAGGATGAATCGGCATTACAAGCATACTTAGGTAAAAAGAAGTATGGCGAGAAAGGGATGAAGGCACTACAACAAGCAGGCCGTGAAGGTGCTAGCAAAGAAAAGATGGCTAAGATTCGTGCCCAACATGACAAGATGGATGAACAGCAAGGTGTGGCGGAAGGCTCA